GGTAGAAAGTGGTTTCTTTGGCGCAGCCGCTGATCCAGCAATCATCTGCAATGTTGCATCAGACAAAGCACCAAAGTTGCCACTTGCAATGGCAGACAATTCTGCGTCAGACAGTTTTGAGAAGTCTGTCATGGTTTTTTCCCTCCAGCTTTTCTTTTGTCGATTTCTGCTTGTGCCGCTGTTGATATGTCTTGCACATTAATAGGAGTCACTGGCAAAGTCAAAGTTGGGGCGAGTGCATCAATAGCAGACTTGCTATATCCACCAGCACGAACAGCATTGGTAATCTTGTCGTATGCCTTTTGTGCTTGTTCAGCTTGCTTTTTCAGGTTTGCTTGTGCTTGCACCGCACTCATCCCTGGCGTAACAATAGCCCTGTCAAACTCAGATTTCTCTTGTGCTGTCAATGCCGCACCAAACAACTCGTTTCTGATCCTATTGACATCTTCTTGATACCCCTGCCACCACTGACCCATTGCAAGACTCTTTGGATCAGATGAACGCAGTGCAATAGCAATTGCGGCCTTACCAAGTGGGTCTGAAACAAACCCCACATAAGAAGGATCAAATGTTGATGAAAGAGCATCAGTCTTTGAAACAGAATCAGACTGTTTAGCCAACTTCTCAAGTGCTGGAATTGGGATTGCCTTACCATCCGCAGCTTGTGCCTGTTCTCTTTTCGCTTTATCAATATTCATTTCAATCATTGTCTGTTGCAATGCTCTACTAGCTTGCAAACCAGCATTCATGGTTGCTTGTATCCCACGGGTAGTCTCAGCCTCTACTGCCCTGTTATTGATAGTTGTCAGGTTTTGCATTGCCTTATCTTGATCTTCTGGATCAAGTCTCCCCCAACTTCTTGCAAGTTGTTGGGCATAAGGCGTAACAGAACTGTGAATTGCCTTACCAGTGATCAAGGCATTGATTGGATTTTCTCCAGGTGCATTTTGTGGCTCTCCACTTGGGTTGGTGAAAGTCCATCCACCACTAGGTGATCTTTCAGCAATCTTTTCACCTTTTTTGAGTACGCCACCAATGAATACTGGGTCTTGACCTGGGACTAATTTATAAAAACCATCTCCAGCTTTCTCATACTTTGGCATAGTCAAAGACTGTGCTTGCATATATGAAGCCAAAGTTGCTCGACCTGGAGCAGTTGCAATCAATCGCTTCAACACTTCTGGGTCATAGCCACCAGCTTGTGCTGGAATCATCTCTGGCGGTGGAGTTCCTTGATCCTCCATTTGTTGCACTTCCTGAATGTCCATTTGAGGCATACGGGCAGGAGTTGCTTGACGCTGAATTTGGGGTATCAATTGTTCAGCTTGGAGTTGTTGCCGTCTAGCCAACATTTTTAATTGGCGCTCCTCTTGAACACCAATTCTTTCCATCGCCTGATCACTCAAATTGGTCAATTGCAAAGCCAATTGGGTATTGCCCATTTGACTTGCCCTTTGTGCAGCTTCAGCAATTGCTTGAGGATCATTGATGTTTAATCCTGAAAGCAACTCTTGTTGCTGTCTGATCTTGATCAATTGAGGGTCTTCTACACCCATCAAGCCGCCCAATGCTTGACCCGCCTGTTGACCAGCACGATACAGCCCAAAAGTAGCTTGTGCCCGTGGGTCTTGTTGAGCAAATGCCATTGCTTGACTTTGTTGTGCCAAGTCACGCTGTTGCTGGTATGCCTCTGGAGTTATACCGAACAAACCTCCAACAATATCTGTTGCCATGACTACTCCTTAGAAATTAGTGTTGGTATCAAGTTGGCGAGTATTGGTTCCATAACCTGCGCCACTATTTAACCACTGTGCCAACGCTTGTTGTGCTTCAGGGCTATTTGCCAAGCCTGTCAATGCGGTTCCAAAAGGACTAACACCTGATGCCGCCTGAGTCGTTCTAGCACCCAACAGACCACCTTGCAACAAGGTTTGACCAACATTAGCACCAGCTTGGGCAGACCTGCCACCCAACTGTGCGCCAATATCCAAAGGCGCTTGACCCAAGGACTCAAGTGATGAACCTACGCCAATTCCAGTGCTGAATGGCGAGTAAGCACCCGTCAAGCCTTGTGTGTAGCTTCCAAGCAAGTTAGCACCAGAACCTAGCAAACCAGCACCAAACTGAACTTGTTGTTGACCAGCTTGAGTTGCCTGTGCCGCTAATGCCGCATCTTGTTGAGCCAAAGCGTTGTAATAGGCCTCCATCTCAGGAGATGCCGCACCCAAACCAGCCGCACCACTTGGACGAGCGCCAGTAGCACCAACAGACAAGCCACCACGACCTGTTTGGAACAACTGGTTTTGCAGTTGAGCAAACTGACGCTCACGGCTCGGAGCCAACAAGTTTTGTTGTTTAGCCATGTAGTCAGCGGCAACTTGTTCTGGAGACTGAGCCAGATACTGTTGACCCAGGCCAAACAAGCCCTGTGCGCCAGCAGTCAAAGGAGCATACCGACCACTAGCCTTCTCTGCCTCAGTCAAGCCTTGACCAGACAAAGCCATAATGCGGTCTTGCATTGCCTTGAGTTCTGGGTTAACTGTGTAACCAGCACTTGTCAATTGACCAGTTGTTGGATCAAACCCAAATTGTGACGCTCCAAAACGAGTGGTTACGCCAACAGGACGAAACTTCTGTGCTTCAGCCGCCTGTGCTGCCGCATCTCTGATTGCTTGAGCAGATATTTGAGCCGCTTGCACATTGGCTTGATTGGTCAATAGACCACCAGCAGCACTCACGCCAGCAGTAACCAATCCTTTTGTAAGAGTTGGATTTTTCTTAAAGAAGTTAAGAACATCTCCAACCTTGAGTCCAGAAGTTTGTGCAGTTTGTTGTGCAGCTTGAGTAAGAGCGTAATAAGCATCATTGATGCTTTGCGTACCACCAGCCTCTTGAGCCAACTGATAAATCAACTGTTGTTCTTCAGGAGAGTAGTCATAAGGAGTTGTGTCCTGCATCTCAGTAGCAGGAGCATTCATTTCTTCATCATAAATAGCCATATTTCCTCCGATAATCTGTTGTGCTGGTGTTTGTGGTGTTGGTGAGGGTATATCAAACCCTGATGTGTCTGAAATATCAGTTGTTGTGTCAAATGCAGTTGTATCTGTTGGAATTGTTGACGCAAGATTATTAAGCCCAACGCCTTTGACAGCACCAGTAACAGCTTGTTCTGGAGTCTTTCCAGCAATCAATCCACCAGCAGTTCCTTGAGCAACCTGTCCAGCAACAGTGGAGCCAGTTGCATCAGCAACAGCAGAGCCAACACCAAGTTGACTAGCAATAACTTGACCAGCATAATTTGTTGCAGTTTTTTCATCACCACTTGCAATTGCTCCAGCAGTAACACCACTAGCAATCGCAGTTCCAATTCCAGGGAGTCCATAAGCTGCGCCAACAATATCCAATGCCAACAAAGGAAGTGGGCCAGCACTTAATATCTCATTACCAAGTCCAGCAAGAAATCCACCACCACTGCTGTATCTGTATCCAACAAGTTTTGTTTCTGTCTTAGTTACTTGTCCACTGTTGTCTGCATAACCACTTGGCAATATATATGCGGGTTTCCCGTTGGCATTTCCAATTCCACTTGCTTTGCCAGCAAATGAAGGGGTATATAGTGTTATCCCAGATGCTAAAACAGGGTCGACAACTTCTTTTGGGGCAATATAACCTTTGGTTGAACCACCCATGTTTGTGGCAACAAAGTTACCAGCATCAAAACTTCCAAAATTAGTACCAGATAGATCAATATATTCTGCTGAACTTTGCAGTGTAGAAAGTAATTTTGGGTCAAGAAATCCAGTAAATAAAGCACCACTATCACCAGACACCGCACCTTTAGTAATGCGGTCTTCGGGAATAAATGTATATTCTTTTCCACCAACATTAAAACTAAGGCCTAGCCCAAGCGCAGGATCACCTCCTACGCCAGTTAATGAAACAGGGACTCTCCCGCTAGTATCTAGCGTTCCAAACTTTGAGGTTTGTATGGATTGAGCCATTACACAGTGCCGTTAGCCACAATGTTGCCCAACACAGTCAGGTTGCCAGAACTGTCAATCTTCATTACATCAGTGCCTGAGTAACGAATAAGTAGATTAGAACCACTCTCAACAAAACTGAAGTTAGTGAATGTTCCATCTGCCTTAGTTGCAATGGCAGTAGCAATGTTAGTGAACTCAGTATCAATCTCAGTTCCCTTGACAACCTTGCTTGCATTCCCTGGCGACAAATTATCTTTAGCCGCAAAGTTGGTAGTTTTGGTGTAATTTGCCATGTTTCTTCCTTAAACCAGTTTGCCATTCTTGGCTTGAATCTCAATCTTTTGAATGCTCACAGGATACCCATTGATCTGCACTTCATAACCCGTCTGAACAGTTTTTCCAGAACCAGTTGTTTGACCAACCAAAGTCTGCAAAGAAATGCCATCTGAATAGTATGCAACAGGAACTCCATTTGATCCATATTCAGCAATTCCATATTCAGCCACAGTAGACTGAGGAATTTGCAATGTAGTAGAGTAATATTGACCGGAGAAGTCATATCCCCACTTGATAATGAATCCTTGACTTGATCCACCAATTACAACTACAGCAATTCGCTTGAGGATAGATGTGACATTAGGTTGTCCAAGGTCAGCATAAGTCGTGTAATACTGCAATCTATAGGTACTTGCATGGTCAAGATAAGTTCCATACTTGCCCACATAACCATTCTTACCAATCAACAAGTCTCCATTGCGTTTAGCAAGGAAAGCAGTTGGTGTGATGGAATCCCATACAGTTACCCGTGAAGAACCATCTTGCAAAGCCGCCTTGGTGTCAAAGCAGTATGTCTGGGTTGCAGTTGGGAAGTTAATCAGGTAGAAAGCATTTGACTCTGAATAGACTGCCTTGATGTTTGCCAATGTCTCAGCATTCACAATCGTCATCAAGTCATTGCGGACATTCTTAGACAAGTCACGCAAAGGAGCAGACTTCTCTTGAATGGTTCTCAGGAATGACCGAATTCCACTGTTTGACAGGAAGATCACATCACTGCCTGTATTGGCAATGGAATCTCTAGCAATACATCCAATGTTGCTCACAGCGTCACTCAATGTCATGCTTGATGGCGTAGTTGCGCCTGCATAAATCAGGATTTGACGCTTGCCAAATATCAACAAGAACCCATTGTGAGCCGCCAAGCCAGTAATTTCATCTGAACCATTAGGCCAAACTCTAGAAATGTCCAAAGTGCCAGATGTGCCTGTTGACCAGACATGACCAGCAAGCAAGTCAGAGAAATAGACAGTTACATTGTCAGCAGTACTATTGGCAGTCCACAAGCGACCATAAGCAGAGATAACGATGTTTGTTTGTGGCACAGTTGCCACATAACCAGTTTTTTCAGTTACACGCTTGAATGTGGTGGTGCTGACAGCAGGGTCATACACAAGTGCATCATGTCCTGTCTGAAAGAAATATGTGATTCCATTCAAAGAGGCGCATTGCCAATTACTTGCGGTAATGGTTGGGGCAGTACCTCCTCCCCCATAGGTCAACTCAACAACACTTGTGCCACTGAGTTTAAACAGCTTGTTATTTCCAGCGAACAGAACAGTCAAAGTGCCATCAGTTTGAACTAACTCATGGATGACACCAACATTGTTGGCCCCCAAGTTGCCAGATGATGTATTTACCCGTGACCAACCCTTGCGAGAGCCAATGCGACCATACTGGTCAATCACGCAGTTTGTGGCAATCGCAGCATATCCAGCCGCTAAATCAAGCGGAGAGTCCTGTGTGTTCAGCCCAAAAAAGCCTGGGGCTGAGACAGAGAAGGTCTGGATTTGCTGACTCATTGTGGAACAAACTCTTGGTTCTCAGGATAACGACTGCCCTCCAAGGCAATGTAATCCGACAACATGGATCGAAACAGCGTGTAAGCCTCAGATGAAGACAGTCCACCATCTTCACCACGCTCAACCAATGCCCTTGCATAAGCGCCTTGAGCAACAACTACATCAGGCACAAGAATAACAGTGCTATCAGCCGCCAATGCAGCTTGTGGAATCGATAAGGCAAACATGATGCTATATACGCCATCTGGCCTTGGATACAGCGTTACCTTTGTGTTGTAACTTGTGTCTAAGCCTTCAAAAGTGTATTCACTTGGAATGCCAGTCATAATCGTAGAAAAATTCTGCTTACGATTCATGTTCACAAAAGTGATGTTTGTCAGGCCAATGTTGCTCGTTGCATTGATGGCATCCATCACTTGGAACTTCTGTCCAGCACCAGTTAAAGCATACGAATATGTGCCAGAGGCAGTGGTGATAGTGACTGTTTGACCAAGGCAATTCCAACTAAAAGCATCTTCAACTTGACGCTTAGTATCATTGACAAACTTGGCAATAAGAGTGGAATAAGTTGTTTCGTTGTATGTAGTTACAACAGGTTCACGCAAACGAATCAATACATCGTTGACCAGTTCAAGAAATGTCATTGTGCTGCCTCATTTCGCTTTTGCCTTGTTCCTTGCGGATATAGCTTTAGCTTTTGCCTTTGCGTCAGCCTTGGAGTTAGCACCCCATGCCTTTAGCGAAAGAAGCAGTCTCGTTGGTTCACCATTCTTGAACTCAGGGCCATCCATGTTGCCCATTCGAGCCAAGAAACTTGCTCTGCGAGGATTGTCCCCCGACTTTACTGGCGCTTTGAGATTGCCACCAGTTTCTGCATTATAAGATGATCTCCCCTTGGCATTCAACCCACCTTTGGGATTTTGACCAGCTTTTATTTGCCAAATAGGAGATTTCATATTACATCTTTCTAGGCTTTTTCTTGGGCTTTGCCATGCCAGCTTCAGACAAGGCAATGGCAATGGCTTGCTTGCGGGAAGTCACTTCTGGCCCCTTTTTAGAACCAGAATGCAAACCACCAACCTTGTATTCGTGCATGACTTTCCCAACCTTTTTAGCCGCTTTGGTCATTTTCATGGCGTTTCCTTAGTAAAGAATCTTAGCTGTGATAGTTCCAGAGACATAAACAGTGCAATTGGCTCTCAAATACTTGGGAGCATTGGCAATGGTTACGATGCCATCAGCAGTCAAAGCAGTGCCAATAGTTGCGTAAGTTGTTCCATCTAGACTGCCTTGTAAAGCAACAGTTGCACTGGTGATACCAGAAACTTGTAAGAATGCAGGTTGACCAGCATCAGCCTGAACAGCTTTTGATGCGCCAGTTGCGCCAACTGCGCTTAAAAGAGTTATTGGGGTGGTTAACGATGACATTATTTTTCCTTGGTTATTGGCCCACCAGACTTCCAAGCATCACAGGTGCGGGCCGCAGCACAGGTGAATTGAAACAGATCGCAGTATCCTAGGTTAGCCGCCTTGACAAAGTTCTCGTCATAGGACAACTCACCCGCCTTTTCATCCTTTTCTAGGCCAGACTTGATGCACTCCATCATCTTTGGTGTCTGAATGAAAGCGGCACAGTTCCCACATCTCATGCTCTTGATGGCAGATGTAGGAGCGTTATACATCTTGGCCTTTTTCAGCCAGAAAGCATCATTTGCTTCATCAGGGTTGGGTGGGCCATAACCAAACTTCTTGAATGCGTTATTCCTGTTTTTCAGATTAACAGACACATCCTGAGTGGCAATAGGGCACGATGCCCCTGATAGTAAGCCCTTCATTTGAGCAACCTTTCACCAATAAAGGTAAAAATACCACCTACCGCAGAGGCAATCGTCATGCCCATCCAAAGTCCACCTTTGCCCTTGTTTGCCAACTCAAGCAAAGCCTTTACATCTTTGCTTAAGGTATGCACTTCATTCTGGAGAGCCTCAACTTGGGCCTCCAGTTTTCCAAAATCTCTAGCGTCTATATCAGACATTTGCAACTTTCCTTGGGCGACCCATGCGCCGTACAACTGGCGGTGTGAAAGCAGTATCTGTTCTCACGGCATTGGCATCATACGCATCAGGTTCCTTTTCTTGCTCGTCAACTCGAACATAACCTTGATGACCCTTCATTGAGTCAATGTCATGTTGCAAGGTAAAACTAACTGTATTACCAGACTGAAGACAGCGAAAAGTTGCCATTGATTAACTCCAAAACAAGAAAGGGGGGATAAACCCCCCAATCTTTAGACAGTACGAGCAATTACCAACTTGATAGTGGTAGAGGCAATATCCACAGCCCCACCAGTTGTGTTAGTAGTAGCAATCGTCACAGTGTCAGCGGCAGAGACATAAGCGCGGCGAACCAAACCAGCCTCACTTACACCAGCAGACATACCAATCACCATGTCGCCAAGGGCAACGCCAGGAACAGTCACAGTATCAGTACCAGCAGCTTGGTCTGCAACAGATGCAGAGTTCAAAGTGCAAGTAACTGACCATGTGTCATTGAACAAGCCCCGAAATGAATCGTTGTCTCGACTAGAAACAACAGCGGTAGCAGCAGCCATTTTGATTTCTCCTAATTAGGTTAAAAAAGTCCCCCCACCACTAGGGCAGGGGGCGCAACTGCAATTAGGAAGGCACAACCAAAGCAAACATGGATGCGGCATTCGGGTCAGTGCCAGTGGTAGAAGTGCGGAGAGCCTTCACACCATAGAGCGTGTCCGAAGTGAACAGCGTACCCAAGTACTCTTGTTTGTACTGAGTTTGTGAACGGATGCCCACTTGCTCAACCAAAACCATAGAGTCCTTGTGACCCATCAAGCAAACACGGGCGATTGCAGTGCCAGATGCGGGGAAAGTCGCAGTGGCAGATGCAGAGTCAGCGTTGCTGGAAGTGAACACGGGGATGCCGTACAGGTTGCCGATCTCACCATTGCGGATAGCGTTACCATCACCAACAAAGGCTTGCTCAGTGTAACGAGCCAAACCCATCAGCGTGTTACGGCTAGACGGGGGGATGATGAAGAAGCGACCATCCATAGGAGTGTCGTTGTCATCCAAACGCTGAATGGTGCGGCGAATAGCGGCATCAGTCAGAGCAGAGGCGTTACCAGTGTTGGTGTTAGCCGTGTAGTCGAATGCAGTCGTGCCATCGCCACCGATATAGCCACCAGCATAACGAGCGTTGTCAGCAGTACCGCCGTTGGCAGAACGACCCAACTGAATCAAGTCGGTATCGACTTGTTTAGCAAGGGCATAACCAGCATCATTGGTATAAAACTGACGCAAGCTGTTCAGGGCTTGAGCCTCGACAATATCCTCAATCAAGCGGCTATATTCATAGTGCTTGTTGATCGACACTTGAACTTCAGTCTCAGTGGCGGCAATCAGCGTCACTGCGGTTGAAGCGGCCTTGGCAGAAGCAGAACCACGATAAGGTGCAGGAATGTGAACAGTGTCACCTTTCTTGCCCTTGAAGTTCATCTTCATAACCAAATTTGCCAGCACCAAGTTTTTCTTGTATGCGGCAACAATTTCATCACTCCAAATTTCAGGAATGAAGGTAGCGGCGGTAGTCGTGGTTACCGCAGGGGTAGGAAATGCCATGATGTTTCTCCTTAGAAACGAAAGTTAAGTTACTTGACCCGTCCCTCAGAATACGCCGCAAGAATTTCATCATGCAACGCATCGTAGCGGTTTGGATCGGTCATCTTCAGCCGAATAAGGTCAGCCCGTCTGTAAACCCTCTTTGAACTCTCTCCAGTTCCACCAACATCCACTTGTGCGGCCTTCATGTTCTGCTTCCTGGCGGTTTCACCCGCTTGCTCAGTCTGCTTTGACTTGACACCACGCAACTGCTTGTAAGTAGACAGCAACTCATTGGCACTATCGAAATCAAACTCACCATCAGCTTTTGCATACAAACCAAGGCGAATAGGTGAGGATTTCACCCAATTCACAAAGTCTGCATCTTGAGCAATCTGAGTGTAGTCAGGATGCTCTTGCGTTAGCTTTTGCTGAATCTGCATCCTCTTGAACTCAACACCTGCTTGACGGGCGGCGAGAACATCAGGATGGTTATCAATAGTCTTTTGAACTGCCTTCTGTGGATTCTCAAAGAAATCTACTTCAGGTTCTTCCTCTTTAATAGTTTGTTGCTTTGAACTGAGGTTCTGCTTAATGAGTTCATCAGCGAGTTTCCTTACCTCTCCCACTTCTTGCGCTTGCTTGCCAATTAGCTTTTCAGCTTCTTGGTGCATCCGAACAATATCTTCCAGACTTTTATCTCTGTATTTATCAGGGAGTCCAGGCGTTGCTGGCGCAATAGTGTTAGATAGCTTGGATTCTTCAGCTTCTAACTCACTTTTCATCTCAGGTTCTTGGTCAATCAACATATTTTCCCTTTTTCCTGCCGTTTCGGTTGTAGGAGAATCAACTCGACATTTCTGTTTAAGAGTTGGCTTTGCGTTCAGATTTTAGCTTGTCAAGGTGGCTTTTCTCGAACTTCCCATGCGCTGATGGAAAAGAACCAGACCACCCTTCTAACCTAAAGGCTGGCGCACTAAGAATACGGTTGGCTGTTTCACCGCATTCACACCTAAAACTCTGAGTCTCATAAACACAGAGCCTTTCGGTTTTATGCCCGTTTGCACAGGCAAATTCAAACATTCTTTTCATTTAGTTCCTCGTATGCTCTCTCGCTGACCTGTCTCAAGGTTTTCAGCCAAGTTAGTATAGAAAGTTCACCTTTTTTGAATTGTAGGCTTTGTTCATCAGAAATCACAGATATATTATTTAAGGATGTAATCATGGAGTCAATATCTTCTACCAAATCTTTCCACCCATCAGTTCCCATCATTGAGAAGCGATCTTCATAATATTTCTGGAGTTCAGGAGTCATCTTGCTTCCAATGCTGTTATTCGGTCAGTCAGGGTTGTGATAAGGACTTGTTGTTCTTGGATGGCCGCCGTAAGAGTTGCAACCAAATTTGATGTGTCAATACCTTGGTAAAGCGGAGCGCCATTTTCAAAAGTGCCGTCCTTTTCGCCAGTTACACATTCAGGCACAATTTCAGCAAGTTCATGAGCAATAAACCCTTGACCGCTATCGCCAGTTTCTTTCCATACATAGGTGCAAGGTTTAAGTTGTGCAACTTTAGCTAAAGCACCAGTCATTGGCTGTATGTTTTCTTTCAGCCGATAATCAGATGTTGTGTTGTATGTTGTGCCGCCTGTTGCTGTGGTGATATATCCCTTTTGAGTTCCAGCAACTTCAAACCAAGCTGGGTAATAACCACTTGCGCCGTTTGTTTCTAAGACAACACCTGCTCCAGAAACCGAACCAGCAATTCTTCCTCCAACAGCAGTACTCGTAGTCCCCACCAGCAAGTTACCGCTAGCATCAAGGGTCATTGCTTGGGTGAAGGTGAGCACATTTCCTGCTGTGCCAGAGGCGGCGTTAAACCAAGCATGAACGCCTTGCTGTTGGTCATAGCGTGAAGCGGCCTCTGTTGTTTTGTATATATATGTTGAGCCGTTGTAATAACTGTTTTGGAATATTCGTATATTGTTTGTACTGCTACACGCAATCGCCCCACCTTGGTTTTCAAAGACATTTGTAAAAGTTGCCCAACCACTAGTAGGCGAAACACCCAATCCCAAATTATTACTAGAGTTAAACATCAACGCACTACCCGTGGTTAGCACCTTGGAGCCATCAAGATAGGCCACACCATTGGCTGTGCCGCCATTGTGCGTAACAGTGGATGATGTGGTTAGTGTAGTTGCCGCTACTGTACTTGGAGTAGTTGCTCCCAAAGTACCATTCATTGCCGCACCAGTAAGCGTCTTATTGGTCAGCGTGTCAGTCGTTGCTTTACCAACCAAAGTGTCAGTAGCCGCAGGAAGCGTCAAAGTGGTAGTACCAGCTACCGCAGTTGCCGTGACTGTAGTAGTCCCTGATGTGGTTCCA